AAGGCAGACGCCGACGCTGCGGCTAAAGCGAAAGCTGACGCGGATGCAAAGGCAAAGGCCGAAGCTGATGTTGCCGCTGCTGCCGCCGCCAAGCCCAAGGCAGACGCCGACGCTGCGGCTAAAGCGAAAGCTGACGCGGATGCAAAGGCAAAGGCCGAAGCTGATGTTGCCGCTGCTGCCGCCGCCAAGCCCAAGGCAGACGCCGACGCGAAGGCGCAGAGCTGACGTAGCCCCTCACCATCGCGGCCGAGGCTACTGAAGGAAACCCCGAGGACCCCAACGCCTCGGGGTTTTTCTTTGCCTGTGCTTTGCCGGGGGTCTTCGCTTCCGACACATTCGGCGCATGGATAAGCTGACCGTCATCAACAATGCGCTGATCAACACCGGGAATGCCCGCGTGAACATTCTGCATGATCCGTCGGCAGAATATCAGGTCGCGGATGCAGCCTTCGACCGGGCGATCAAATTCCTGATCTCGATGCACGCATGGCCGTTCTCGGTGACGGTCGAAAACCTTGTCCGTGTGCCGGATGCGGAGAACCTTTCCCGCCGATTTCCACAGAATGGTTTCCGCATCCCGTCGCCGCCGCAGGTGCTGCACGTCAAGGAAATCTACCACAACAATTGCCCGCTCACGGAATACGAGATCATCGGTTTCATTCTGAGCTCGCGGCATTCGGATGGCATTTCCGCCAAGGTCGTTCGCGAGCTCGATCAGGCGAACTGGCACCCTATGGCTGAGGAAGTCCTCACGCTGATGGTGGAGTCGGGATGCCTTCGCGGTCTCAATGAAGACATGACGGAAGCCCGCGTCAGGGATCAGGCCGCCAAGGATCTGATCATCGAGACACGCGCGCATCTCGACCAACAGAACCCGGCCCGCAACATCTACAAATCAAAGGTCGCCATGGCGCGGCGCACGAGGCGAGGATGAGTTTCAACACGATGGTTATCCGCCAGCGTGATTTCTCGGCTGGTGAGATTGATCCGGATTCCATCCGCCGCGATGATCTGGACATCTTCAAATTCGGCGTTCGGCTTGCTCGGAACCTGCAAACGACTCCATCGGGCGCGCTTCAGCGGCGCTTCGGCCGTCGCATGCTGTTTCCAGAAGCCGGCCGCACTGACGAGTTTCAGCCATTCCATGATGGTCTTAGATATTTTCTGAGCTTCGGAAATGGTTATCTCACCGTGCGAGACGAGAGCCATGCGATCCTTGCAACGTTGGGCGCGCCATGGTCATCCGCCATTCTGTCGCGGCTCGTTTGGGGTTTCTATGAAAACCTGATTTTCGTCTGCGGTCCTGGCATGCGGACACAGGTCGTCACGGTCAACGAGAATACGCGGGCCTGGACGATTTCAAATTTCCAGTTTGATCGCAAACTTTCCGGAACCTATGAGGCTCCGTTCTTCCGGTTCGGCAACAAGGGCGTGACGATGCAGGTCAGCGCCACCAGCGGCGCCGGGATCAATGTGACGTTCTCGGCCGCCGTGCTCAATGCCGCCCATGTCTGGACCATTTTCGAATATGCCGGCCGGCAATTGCAGATCGATACGGTGACCTCGTCGACGACGGCGACAGCGACGGCGTTGGAGCGCCTGGCGCCTACTATCCGATATGTCTTCGCCGATGCCACGGAACTTGAGGGCTTCACCATTGGCGAACTCGCGCAAACCAGTGTTTCCGGGGTTCAGATCGAAATCATCGGGATCGACATCGTCGGCTTGACGATCACAGGTGTCGTTCTCAACCAGTATCGCCAGCGTGATCCGTCGGATCGCCTTGTCGGCCCGAACGCTGATGCCAACACGGAATCCATGACGATCGTTTCACCAGGTGCGACGACGCAATGGACCGAGATCTTCATGTCGGACTTTCGCGGATGGCCGCAGTCTGTCGCTGTCGATGACAACCGGATCATTTTTTGCGACTTCCCGCAGTTCAAGGCGGCGATCATTTGGTCTGCGATCGACGACCCGTTGAACTATTTGATCAGCGCCGATGATGCGGAAAGCGCGATCTTCGAGTATCTGCAAGCGGACTGCCGGGTTCTCCATGTGGTCGGCGGCTATGATGAGTTCGCGATCACCGACAGCGGCGTCTTCTATATCCCGGTATCTGGCACGGCTCCGTTGCAACCCGGATCTGTCGAATTCAATCTTCTCTACTCTGGCCGGATCTCTGCGGTGAAGCCGGTGCAGGTTACCGAAGGCGCTCTGTTCGTCGATGAGTCCGGCACTGGCATCTATGCCATTAACGCCACCGGAGCGCAGGCACGCCCGTATCAGGTCACCGAACTGACAGAGGGACATCGTCACCTCTTCAACGACATCGTTGCCATCGGATCGAATGCGGGGACGCCGCAAAACGCAAGCCGGCAGATCTATGTGGTGAACGGTGACGGCAGCGTCGTGCTCGGACAATACAATGTTGCTCGGCAATATGTCGGCTGGCTCAAGCATACCGGCCAGGGCATCGTGAAGGATGTCTGCACTCGCTTCGACGAGGCGAAGTTTCTGACGATCTATCCAGTTGGTGCCGGGTCCATCTCCGTTGTCGAGGAGAACGATTCCGCGATGAAGCCGGATTGTGCGCTTGCTGCGGTCGGCGGAAATATTCCGGGCGCCTTTGCTGGCGCCACCATGCAGATATGGGCTGATGGCTTCTATCTTGGCGATGCTGTTATTGGCGCTGGTGGGGCGGTTCCGGGTATCGGAGGCTTCACGAATGTGATCGTCGGATACCTGTTCATCTGGACGTTGTCTCCGCTGTTCCAACAGACGGAAGGCGGCAGTGACTATAAGCAAAACCTGCGCCGCCGGCGGATTGTGCGCGCGGCTGCGCGAGTTGAGGATACCCAGGAATTCCAGATGGGGAGCCGTCTCCTTGCCGGCTATGTCGGCGGTGATGACTTCGCGGCTCCGATGCCGTTGCGATCCGACACATACACGATCCGTGTCCTCGGCCGAGACTTCGACCCGCAACTCTTCTTCGAGCAAACCTTTCCAGGGGAGTTCAAGCTCCTCGAACTGACAACGGAGATCACGGTCTAATGGACGGCGGAGCAAGCGCAGCACTCATTGCAGGTTCCGGCATTTTGTCCGGTGTCGGCGGCATGGTCGGCAACAATCAATCCGCGCAGACCGCGAAGGATCAGGCTGGGCTTGCGCGCGTGCAGGCCAACGAGACTGACACTGCCTATCGCGAGGACCTGATGTCAACGATCTCGAACATTCGTGCGATCCGGGCATCATCCGGCGTCGGGGCGAATAGCCCGACAGGGATTGCGCTTGAGCAGCGGCAAGAGGATCTGAGCGATCGGAACCGTGTCACGGCGGTTACCGGCAAAAGGCTCGAGGCTTCGTCACAAGATCGGGCGGCCGGGGCTTACCAGACCGCCGGGCTTTTCTCACTGGCCGGCGGCGCGGCCAAGGGTCTCAGCAGCTTGAAGTGGTCGTAAAACATGGCACGTCTTCCCACCGTCAATCCCAATCGCGGTATCCTTCAGGCTGACTTGCGCGGCGTTCCTGCGGATGTCGCCGCAAACCCGTATATGCAGATCGCCAGCGCCCTCGGCGACGTGGGCCAGCGCATTCATAACAGCGAACTCGACACTGCCCAAAAGGAAGGATCGAACGCCGTCTATCGAGATGCTGACGGAAATCTTCAGGTCACGCTCAAAGACAACACCACGGATACCGCGCGCACCTATAATCATGCGGCTGAGCTCGGGATGATGGCGCGTTTGCAGGGAGATATCAGGACACAGGGGCAGCAGCAGGCGGATGCTGCAAAGGGCGACCCTGCCGTCTTCAATGCTGGCTGGAACACCTATCAAAAGGGAATCCTGAAGAACGCGCCGGAAGAGTTGAAGGGTTCTATCCAGGCGCAGCTCGATCAATATGGCTCGCAATTCAGCCTTGGTGTTTCGGAGGTGAAGCGCAAGCGCGATATCGCGGTGTTCGAAGCAGACACCAAGTCCGAAGCGCAAAACCTGATGGACGAAATGGCTACGCTTGCGCGAGGCGGCGGCACGAACACGCCAGACTATCAGGCGAAGCGTGGTCAGTTAACGTCGCTGTATCAGAACATGGTAGCGAACCCCGATTTCACCATGTCGCAGAAGCAGGCCGATATCGACCTGAAGCACACGGAGTCCCGGAACATGGCGGAAGCCATGGTGGGTTCCGTCAATAAGACCTTGCAGGAAGGCGGCGTTGTCGCCGCTCGCAAGCAGGCCGAAGGCATCCTGACCGATACCAGTTTGAACCTCTCGCCGGCAGAGCGCCGCCAATATAACGGGATCATGGATGAGACGATCAACGGCTTCGTTGCGCAGCAGAAGGTTGCCGTGAAGCCTTTTCAGGATCAGTCCACACAGGTTCAAAAGCTGCTCGATCAGCAGGTCGGGATTGATAATCCGGCGATCGACGATCTCATCGGCAATCTCGCACGCGGCGGCGATCCGGCCGGCGCACTCCAACTCAGCCAGGCGCGCAACACTGCCCGTATCATTCGCGACTTCAAGACAGCGACCCCAGACCAGCGGGTGCAGATCGCGACATCTGGATTCGCAGCGGCCAACGGCAACGTTCTCAGCGCCATGCGCAATGTTGAAAGCGGCGGTGATGGAACACAGGTATCGCGGGCTGGCGCGCTCGGCGCGATGCAGGTCATGCCAGGAACGGGCGAGGAAGTCGCACGGTCCCTCGGTGACAAGAACTTTCCGTTCAATGGCACCGATGTCGAGAAGAAGGCCTATCTGCAAAGGGATGATGTCAGCGAGCGGTATGGCGAGGCCTACTATAACCAGATGCTGCAACGGTATGGTGGCGATCAGCAAGCCGCTCTTGTCGCGTATAATGGTGGCCCGGCCCGCGCCGATGCATGGATTGCCAATGGCCGTGACGATAGCGTCATTCCCAAAGAAACCGCAGACTATTACAAGAAGGTGCTTGGTCAGGCCGGGGCGCCGACTGGCCGCACGATGGGACAGGCTGGGCCTTCCGCTTCTCGCGCTTTTCTCCTGAGCGTGACAGACAAAGGTGAGGCGGCAATTGACGGTTTGCAGGAAGGTTTCGGCAACAAAGTTGCTGCACTCCTACAGGCCGCGCCTCCCGGTATTCGTGAAAAGCTCGGAGTTTATTCTGCTTATCGCGACGTGGATCACCAGAACGAGCTTTGGCAGGCAGCGCTCAAGAAATATGGTTCAGCCGAAGAGGCCCGCAAATGGGTCGCTCCGCCTGGAAACTCGGAACATAACAAGGGCGATGCTGCCGATCTCGGATATGACGGCAAAAGCTTGAAGGATGCGCCGCCTGAAGTTGTGAACTGGCTTCACCAGAACGCCGCAACTTTCGGCCTCAAGTTTCCGCTCGCGAATGAGAACTGGCATATCGAGGATTCCTCCACGCACCAAGGCCGTTCTGCGGTCGGCGGTGCGCCACCATCCAGCAATGGCCTCGGCGTGCCTCCGGATGCGATCAAGGCATATCGCGAAGGCGTCACCGCCGACGCCAAAGCTTATTGGTCAGATATTCAGGATGGCATCAAGAAGGGCTATGCGCCGGATGCAAATGAGTTCTCGCTCTTCGCCCGTCAGCTCGCTCTCGTCGATGATCCGAATTTTAAATCTGAGGTTGGCCGCTTCATGCAGAGTGAGGCCGCCGGCCAAGCCCTCGCGCAATTGCCACCAGAACAGCGCGCCGCTGCGATCTCCGGTTTGCAGGCCAGCGCCGCCGATGGCGCCACCATGGCACAGCAAGATATCCTCAGCGCGGCACAGCGCTATGATCAGCAGAGCGCGGAAGCCATCAAGAATGATCCGATCGGGTATGCGGCACAGCGCGGGTTCTCGAAGGCTGTTCCCCCCATCGATGTTGCCGCCGGGACAGATGCGGTGTCCGCAGCTCTGGCGGCTCGGCAGAACACCGTGAACCTGTTGCGCGCCCGAGGCGAAGTCGGCAACATCTCCGCGCTGCGGCCGGTCGACAAGACCGCGCTGTCCAGCTTCATCGAGACTGCCACTCCGGCGGCGCAAGCGGCGATGCTCGGCGCAATGTCCAGTTCACTCAGCCCCGAGACGTTCAAATCAACAATGGCCGATCTCGCATCGAAGCCAGATACGCGCGCGCTGGCGACGGCTGGGGCGATCTATGCCGAGAACCCAGAAGTCGCTCAGTCCATCATCCGAGGCCGCACATTGCTCACGGCAAATCCAAACTTTGCGCCGAAGAAGTCGGATTCGAATACCGCTGATGTCGACCAGATCCTGCCGCCAACCGCATTCGGTGCAGGGCTTGAAGGTGCCCGCCAGCAGATCCTTGAAGCTGCCACCGCCCGGTATGCCGATCTCTCCAGCATGGCCGGAGACACCTCGGCAGAACTCAACAGCACTCGTATGACGCAAGCCGTCAACGATGTGACCGGTGGCGCTCTCACGATGAATGGCGAGACCGTCATCGCGCCGCGCTACGGGATGACACAGGATCAGTTCGACGGGCTGATGAGGGGCCTCAAGCCTGAACAGATCACCGGGGCGATCACGGCAGACGGAACGCAGATCTCTCCGCGCGACATCTGGCGGCAGGGGCGCCTCAAAGCGGTCGGTGACGGGCAATACCTGATCGACTTCAGCTTGCCCGGTTCGACGCCAGCCTTTGCGCAGACCGCTCCGGTACAGGGCGACTCCCGTCTTAGCCGTGTCTCCGGTGGACCGTTCATTCTCGATCTCAGGGAAAAGTGATGGCTCTCCTCATCGATGATGCGCAGCGGAATGCCGCGCTTGAATTCGCCAATCAGAACCCGGTTCAAGGACTCGATCCGGGTTTCATCTCGCGTTTCCAAGCTGATCAAGCGGCAATGGTCGACGCGAACAACGTCAACTCTCGCGAGTTGCAGCGCGCCGATATCCAGAGCGAATTCATCGACCGCTTTTACAAGGAGAGCGGCGTTCGTGTTCGGAACTGGCTCGGCGGTCCCGGCGTCAATCCCATCGCGGATCGCGAGGCGGCAGCGCGCGGGCAGTTCGATGCGTGGAAGAAGAGCAATCCGGACAGCGATCTTTTCTTTCCGGAGAACGGCTACATCACGAGCGAGGCGCTGAAGCGTTCACAGAGCGTTTCCGGTGCTTCGCAGCAGCTTCAGGAAAATTCCACTTCCTGGGCCTCTGCGCTTGGTGGCTTCGCTGGTACCGCCGTCGGTGCGATGCGTGATCCGCTCAACGCGATGACAATGGCCTTTGGCGCTGGGCCAGCCGCCGGCATCATTCGGACGGCGGCAACGGAAGGTGCGCTAGGTGCTGGGTCTCAGGCACTCGGCACAGCAGTCGCCTATGACTACCGCAAACAGGTGGACCCGAATTTCAATGCGAAAACGGCGGCGTACGAGGTTGCCGCCGCTGGTGTCGGCGGCGCTGTGCTGGGTGGCGGACTGAAGGGACTCGCCGGCCTATGGGAGCGGCTGAGAACCGGTGATTGGCCCAGCCACGTCGTCGATGCCGCCAATGTTGTCCAGCGTGAAGCCTCCATTCCGTCATATCGGCAGGAGGTGACGCCACAGGGGAAGGCCATCTATCGTGCCACCGTCGACAAGGCATCCGATGATCTATTCGCCGGGCGGCCGGTGGAGTTGCCCCCCGAAGCCTTCCTTCAGGCACAGGCACGGCCGGGCCGGGTCTATGATGCGGACGGCCGATCCGTCGGCGTGAACTATGAGGTCGTCGATGCTGACAGCCTGACCACCTCACATAACGATGATATGGGCCTGAACCCCGCCTTTCCGCAGGAATTTCAGCCGCGCGATCGAACCCGCGCGATATCGCAGGATCAGGTGCAGAATATCGCGGGCAGTTTGCAGCCGGAACGGCTCGGGCCTTCCACGGATGCCGCAAACGGTGCGCCGATCATTGGACCTGATTATCTGGTGGAGTCCGGCAATGGCCGCGTCATGGCGATCCGTCGCGCCTATGAGATGGGCGGCCCCAGCGCGGACAGCTATCGCAACTATCTTCAGTCGCAGGGCTATGAGATCGGCGACATGGCGAAGCCGGTGCTGATCGCCCGGCGCATCACCGATCTGACTGATGAGGACAGGCTCAATTTCGTGACAGCGGCAAACCGATCGACGGCCATGCGCCTCGCTCCGGCTGAACAGGCTTTGTCCGATGGACGCATGATCGATGATGCCTTGCTCGACAAGCTGCAGGGTGCCGATGTTGATGCGACCACCAATCGGGATTTCGTACGTGGCTTCATGCAAAAGCTTCCACGCGCCGAACAGAGCGAGCTTGTCGATCGCCACGGTGTTCTTTCCCAGCAGGGCGAGCGCCGTGTCATGGCCGCGCTTATGGGCCGCGCCTACGGCGACTCCAATCTCCTCGGCCGCGCGCTCGAAGATGCCGACAGCAACATCAAGGCGATCTCTGGCGCGCTCGGCGACAGCGCTCCCGCCTGGGCGAAGATGAGGGACGCCGTCTCGCGCGGGCAGATCCCAAAGGGCATGGACATCACCGACGATCTGCTCGATGCCGTCCGCACGGTGATGCGCGCCCGCGATGAAGGGCAGAAGGTCGGTGATCTCGTGAACCAAGCCGAGATGTTCGGCGGCCCCAGCGAGACGGCCAAGATTGTGGCGCGCGCCATGTTCGGCGATGCCAATCTCTCCCGGCCGATCAGCCGTAAGCGCCTCGGTGCCTTCCTCGATGACTTCGCGACGGAAGCTATGAAGAACGACTCCGGGCCGAGGCTCTTCGGTGAACCGCTGGACGCTGGCGACGTTCTGCGCGGCTCGCTTGCCAAGGCTGGCCGTGAGGATCTGGAAGCCGTCGCCGCTGAACGCCTGACGCCAGAGGCTATCGAGAAGATTGCTACCTCTCCTGAGACGGAAGACGCGGTGATCATGAATGCCCGCAAGCTGATCGCCGACAATGAAGAGCGCCAGCTTGGCCCGATCGGATCTGCGCCGGCTGGGCGCGAGGCTGAGCCCATCATGATCGACATCGGCGATGGCCGGGGTTCGCGCTCGCTTGATGAGATCATGCAAGAGGCAGATGATGAAATCGCCGCGGCCAAGGAAATTGAGTCCTGCACCATCGGCCAGCCGGTAGGGGAAAGCTGATGGCTTCACTGATTGAAAACTGCCTTGGACGCCTCGTCAGCTCCAAGCGCATTTCGCAAAAGCAGGCGGATGACGCGCTGGCACTGCACGAGGGCATGCAGGGCCGGCTCTATCCGGCGATGCCCCCGGCGTCCGCCGATGCCGCCGGCGCGCTTGAGGCGGCTCGTGCGATGGCACAGGCAGCGCGGGACCGCCAGCTTATGGCAGCTCATCAGGCGATCACGCATCAAGAGGTGCTGAACCGCATGGAGCTCCATCCCGACGGGAAGACGGTTGGCCTGCACAGCGTCTTGGTCCGAGACAACTATGAGGGCGGCGTGGCAACCGGCAATGCGCTCAACGTCGACTCCCATAGCGAGGCCGTTACCAAGCGCCTCCTCGGCTTCATGAATGGCGCCATGGAACCATACGCCTCGAAGCTGGCCGGCCTGTCGCAGGACACGGAGTCCGTCTGGAATGTGGTTCGCGAACTCTTCGGCTCCGATACCGGCGATGATGCCGCCAAGGCTGCGGCGAATGGCTGGAAACGCGCGACGGATTATGCCGTCGGTCGGGTGAAGCAGAGCGGGAAACGATTATCTGTTCTTGAGGATTGGCGGCTCCCGCAGTATTGGGATTCCGGCCGTCTGCGCAAGTTCTCGCAGCAGGAGTTCGTCAACGACCTGATGACGGAAGTTGAGGCCGGGAACATGCGCGTCATGGACAAGGCCGGATTTGGGGAAGCGCCGAAGGCTGCGGTTCCTGGCATCATCGCGAATGCCTATGACGACATCCGCCTCGCTCGCGGTGTCGGCAATGGCAGCGGCGCAATGTCGAACCAGCTCCGCACCTTCCGTTTTGACAATCCGGACTCATACATCAAGCTCATGCAGAAATACGGCATGGGCAGTGGTGGCCTCTACAATACGATGATGGGCCACCTCAGTGCCATGGGTCGCGAAATCTCGCTGGTGGAACTGCTCGGGCCGCAATACGAGGCCAACTTCAAGAGCCTCCTTGAGGTGGCCGCCGCAGATGACAAGCTGCGCAATGCCAGCATCGGCAAGAAGATCAAGCGCTCGCTCTCGATGAACAGCCCGGCGGCGGTTCAGAACACCTATGATTCCGTGACTGGCAAGCTTGGCATTCCGCAAAGCGAACTGATCGCAGGCGTGGCCGGCGGCCTTCGCAACATCAAGACGGCGGCAAGTCTCGGTTCGGCGGTGGTATCCGCGCTTCCTGGCGACAGCATGACGGCAATGCTGGCCGCAAACTACAATGGCATCCCGGCCGCCGCCGTGCTCGCGCGCACCGTCCGCGATCTGACGACGAACCGCCACGGCGCCGAAGAGCTTGCCCGGCAGATCAATCTTACCGCCCATTCCGTGATCGACCATGCCCTCGGCTCCAAGCGGTTCGCCGATCAGGTCGTCGGGGAAGGTCTGACCGCGCGCATCGCGGATACGACGATGCGGATCACAGGCATCAATGTCTGGACGGAAGGGCTGAAGCGCGCCTGGTCGATGGAGTTCAACGGTCTCGTCGCCCGATCGGCTGGCGATGCATTCGAGAAGTTGGACCCCGCCTTTCGCAGCTTCCTTGATCGATATGGCTTCAGCGCCTCGGATTGGGACAAGCTCAGAGCAACCCCGCCGCTCGAAGCCGATGGCGCTCGCTTCTTCAATGTGAACGCCGTTGAGGATCAGAAGCTTGCGGATCGGCTGATGTCGGCCATCATCGACGAACGGCACTTCGCCGTCATCGAGCCGGACGCCCGTATCCGTGGCGCGATGACGATGGGCACGAAGCGCGGGACGTTGCTTGGTGAAGCAGTCAGGTCTGCCACGCAATTCAAGTCGTTCCCGATGACGTTCATGATGACCCATATGACCCGCGCCGCCATTCAGGATGGAGCGTGGGGCAAAGCCTCGGCCGGCGCGAAGCTGCTCACGATGGTGACCATCGCCGGGGCGGTGACGGCTCAGATGCAATCGCTGATCTCCGGCCAAGACCCGCTCGATATGAAAAGCCCGCACTTCTGGCTTCAGGCAGTGATGCGCGGCGGCGGCCTTGGCATGGCTGGTGACCTTGCCTATTCCGCCTCCACGCGCGGCGGTGAAGGCATCATGCAGTATGCGGCTGGTCCAGTGCCCGGAGAGATCATCTCGGCCACTGGTGATATCGCTCAGGCGCTCGCAAACAAGGATGTCTATACCGGCGATAAGCCGCTGAATGGCAAGATGCTGGCGCAGCATGTCAAGGCATGGGTGCCCGGTTCCTCGCTCTGGTATACGAAGATCGCCACCGATCGCCTCGTCTTCGATTTCATGCAGACGATGGTTGATCCGCACTATCGCGAGTCTTTCCGCCGCTACAAGAACCGTATCGAGAAGGACTATGGGCAGAAGTTTTGGTGGCAACCAGGCGATGTCGCGCCGCAGCGGGCGCCAAACCTCGGGGCTGCGATTGGAGGAAAATAGCTCTTGTTGGAAAGCATAGGCAGATTGCAATCCCTAGGAGAGCTATCTAAGTTGCCCGGCGCGTCCAACAAGGAGTGAGACGATGTTGCAATATGAGGCGCTTAGCGAAGAGGCTTGGTTCCTGAAACTTCTCGGAGCAGGGGTAGAGCCTTTATTGAGCTTGCCGCCCGAAGATCTTCAAAAATCGACAGTTGGGAAGTCTGGCGCCTCGGCACTTCGAGATGCCTGGATGTTTTGGCAATTCATCCGCAGGATGGCAGAGAGCCATGGGAAGCCTATCAACGCTGACACACGAGTGCTTGATTTCGGCGTGTCTTGGGGGCGCATTCTCAGGTTCTTTTTGCGCGATATCGAGGCGAGGAACCTTTCCGGTGTGGATGTCACTGAAAGATTTCTCAAGGAGGCGAAGGCGTCACTTCCGGCTGAATGCGATCTGAGGGTGAGCAGTCCCGCGCCGCCGCTCGACTATGCGGACAATACCTTTGATGTGATCTATGCCTTTTCGGTGTTCTCTCATTTGCCGGAATCTCTCACCAACGATTGGGTTTCAGAGTTTAAGAGAATTCTTAAGCCCGGTGGCATTGCGTGCCTGACGACCCGGCCGAAAGCTCACATCCAGTCAGATGACATTAAACGTCTGTCCGACGGGAATGCTGCTCTCTATGAGCGCAAATACGATGCTGGCGATTTCGTCTTTTTGGGGGGCGACGGCGGCCGTGGATTAAACCAGGACATATATGGCGAGGCTGCCATTCCGCCGGCGTATGCTCGGCACTGGCCGCTGGAATTGGTATCCTTCGAAGAGAAGTATTCGGAAACTTATCTGCAGCCGTGTTTTGTCCTGAGAAAAAGCTAAGCTACACGCGCCGCTGAATCATACCGGCGGCGCGCATCTCGCTTAGCCTTCTAGGATCTTGCCCCTGAAAAAGCGCTCGGTCCCGAGTCCAATCATGAGTGCGCACACGCCAAAGGCTATCACATATTCCTTATTTACCAGCTTGTCGCTGTATGTCGGGTAAAAGGCAGTTCTCATCCACTCAACACATTGAAGCAGGGGATTGTAGGATAGCGGGTACGCTATCTGATCAGGAAGGTGGGATGCGACAAACATCGTGCCGGACGAAAGATAGAGGACGATCGCGAGGAGCTGATACAAGGTCAGCAAGAACGGCATAAACATCGAAAACATCGCGACGCATGTTCCAACGCCAAAGGCCAGGAGGATCGTCGCCAGATAGCAGCTCACGGCGGCTTCTAAATTGTCCGGCCATGGATCTTGTCCGAACATCCAGAGAATAGCCATCATGGCGGTCAGAGTTACACAGGCCGCGATAGTTTCCAAAAATGCGCGACCAACCAGAACATCCATAATTCTAACGATCGGGAAATTGAGCATCTGCTTGTTCATTACGAGCGAGAGAGCCATAAATCGCGACACGTAGATGAAGGTCAGCGTCGGGACGAGACCGGTGGCATAAAAGACCGAAGCGCTATCGCCGTACGGGGAAGCTCCTTTGCCGACTGCATGAATGAGGATGAGCACTCCCATGTGAATTAGAGGCCAGAGTGGAACGACCAAAAATCCAAGACCGTGATTGAAAAACCGTGTCCGCATATCCCGAAGGACCACGGCACTCATAACGTTTTTTGCATCGATAAGCGCTTGGATTTGCGGAGAATATTTGTATTTTGATGCTCTTGCCACAGGCTTACTCTTAACGCGTGTGATCGATCGCGGATCGGATCGATCCAACATCGGCATACCACAATTTTTCTTCGCTTTCGCTAGTCTCTGTGCCTAATGCAACGACAAGGTTATTTCCCTTGATGTCCGCTATGATGGAATCGTCCTTGAGATAAAAGCTTCTTGGACCCACGATGATCGTCGGGATTTCTGCTTTTTTCTGGAAGGCAGCGAGATACATGGCGCTGCCGACGCATCCTGCTAGGGCTTTGGCTGAGTATGCCATGCGGATCTGATCGCCGATGGGGAATGTTTCGGGGGCGACGATCGCATAACCTGCATGTGCAAAGGCATCTTCGACATCATCGATGTTCGACAGCCTGCGCTCCTTGATGTTGCGACGACTGAAAAATACTTTCTCCGGGTAGGGATGCTGGCGCTCGGCTGTGGCTCTCTCGGCGATACGGTCCCATGTCCGAACTTGTTCTGGTTGAGCCCACCAATGGGATCGGTAGGACGGCGCCGGCACGAAAAGGCGGTCAAAAACCGCGTGCGGCGGGCAAAAGATAAGCTGCTCTTTTCTGATCCCGAACAATTGCATGCATGTCATGGCGTAGGGAGAGATTGCCGGCTCGTACACAACAAACCGAAGCTGTGAAAAGATATGAGCAGGCAGCAAGGTTGCAGCCCATAGGCGCGACAAGCCTTCAAGCATGAAGTGACCAAAGTGCGAATGAATGCTCCCAATCAGATAATAGTCGCCGCTAAAGAATTCCGGCTCATCGGAGATCGTGAGATGATAACGGCCTTCATCCCTTGCCGCTAACAGATCAGACGGCAAGCTTGTGATGCCGTCCATTATGCCCCCGGAGCTTTCGAACAGGGACATATCTTGTCGGAGTGTGAGTTGCCCTTTGGCATGATAGCCGTAAGGCTCTCTGGACCTGATCTTGCCGCCGAAGACATGGGCGTCCTGCAAGGAAAAAACCTTCAGCGCAGGAATCTTTGTATTTTCGTTCCACCAGTACGGAGCGGAAAGGCGGTATTTCTGTCCCTTAAACTCGGGCGCTCCTGGCGACGTTCTGGAATGTTCGAAGAGCGTCGGCATTTGGCAAATGGATTGGCGATCCTGTCTTTCGACATAAACAGACTCCTCGTGCGATACGAAAAGGTTGTCTAGAGAGCTGCATTCGAGGAACGTGTTATCAGAAGTAATGATCGGCGGCGCGGGATGCTGACGAAAGTCATAAGCAGAATTCTGCATGGCTAACCTTTTTTCTCTCGATCGAGCTGTCGAACGGTTTCCTATCGATGGATTGTAATGCTGGTCAAGTCAACTTTGCTGGCCTGTGCTTTGCGGTGATCTTCATGGCCCATGATTATCCCGGCCATGGTTACGATCACGCCCTCACTTCGCAAAACGACCTACGACCCCGTCGTCTCCACGACGACCTTTGCGGTCAACTTCCCCCTGTTCGCCAACGCTGATCTTTTGGTGGTCATCAACGATGTACCGCGCACAGACTATACGGTAACCGCGACCTATGTTGACGGTGTTTCGACGAATGCCGCCGTGATCATGAATTCCGGCGTGATCGGGAATGTCGTGATCTATGGTATGCGCGCGCCGGCGCGAACTGATCAGTTCAACAACGGCGCTCCTTTGCCGATCTCTAATTTCAACTATGCGCTCAACCGCCTCGAAATCGAAAATCAAGAGGCGCGTCGAGATATCGGCGAACTGCGAGACGATCTCAATACCGAAATCACAGATCGAGAGACCGGCGATGCCGCGCTCGCCGTGGCTTTATCCGCCGAGACATCGGCGCGGATCGCTGCTGACTCGACGGAACAGAGCCAGCGGATCGCCGGCGACAACGCCCTGCGGGCGCTTATAGCCGCTACGCATTCTGTCAGTACCGCCTATTTCGATACGCTTGGCGGCGCCAAGCTCGCGGTTATTCCGCCGTCCTACCGCAGCATCGTAACAGCTGGATATGACCAGGCCGGTGATGGTGGTCTTGAAGTCTGGAGTTGGGTGGCGAGCGAACCGCCTCACGACATGAAATGGCAGTCCGCCGACGGTGCCTGGTGGCAGCCCGCAAGCTCAACCGTGCGCGCTGAGAGCATCGGCGCCAAGCTCGATGGCGTCACGAATTGCTCTCCAGCGATCAATGCTGCGTTGAGCTACGTCGGTTACAGGGGTGGCGGCACGGTCCTCCTCGGACAGGGAACTGCGCTTCTTAGGAATACCAATCCAGGCGCCGGCAGTTGGGCGAACTTCCGGGCGATCTATATTGGGCACAACCATGTGAGAATTCGCGGGGCCGGCGGCACTATCCTGAAGCTCGCCGACGGTGAGAGCGCTGATGTCATTCAGGTCGGTCAGCGTGTCGAAACGATTGTCCTCGTCGACGATGTCATTATCAGCGATATCGAGATCGATGGAAATCGTGACAACGTTCCGCTCCCGGATGACGACACAAATCATTGGTCCGGCATCACCGTTTCTAGCAATTGTTCCCGCGTGCACATCCACGACATGTATATCCATGATTGCCAGTATTATGCGATCGGCATGCAGCGTGACGCCCTGATCAACTGCTCTATTAGGCGCGTCAAGTGCTACAATACCGGTGCCGACGCGATCGACTGGAAGGACGATACCGCGACCGGCCACGGCAATGTGGCAGACGAGATCGATATTGAAAATTTTGGTCTTGCGACTGGATTGCTGACGGGACAGGCCGGTCTTGATCTTCGTTCTGGCGTTACAGCGAGCAACATTCATGTCAAAGGCATGGGGCCGATGGCAACGGTCGGGATCCGTATGCAGGTCGGCGTTGCCGGCGAGGTGCCCTATCAGGTCTCGACGCTGAAAGATTTCAAGGTCACCGGCACCAACATTGCCAACACTCAAGGCGTCCGTGTTATCACCCGCTATGCGCAAGTCGTGCTGGGAAAGGTCCAGGGGATTGGCGGTGACGGATATTCTATCACTGCGCCAGATGTACGTATATCGAACTGTGTTGCCGAGGCGAATGCTGTCGGCTACCGTCTTTGGCAGGATGCTTCCGCAGGTTTTGAAGCCGACACCAATACCTATGTTGGCCTGGAGAGCAGAAGCAACGTCCAGGCCGGCATCATCGTCGATAGCGTCGATGAAGTCAGCTTCATCGGCTGCGATGTCCGCAGCAATACCGGTATCGGTTATGACATACGAACAGGATCGACGGCGATCCGGATCATCGGCGGATCTTGCACTGGCAACGGCACGAACGTCAACGACGTTGATGGCATCGCGACGATCAGCAATGTCAGCGGCCTCCGTACGGAACAGCATTTGGTGCTGTCAGCGTCGATCGATGTTTCCACGACTGGGCGAAAAACTTTTACTTTCAATCACAATCTGGCATTCACTCCAAGCGTTGCCGATGTCAATCTAAACTTGGTCCGTGGCACTCTGGATGGAAATCTGCAAATTTCCGGCCTCATGGTGTCCGCTGTGTCATCGTCACAAATCATCGGAGAGTTTCGAGTTGTCGTCGCCGCCGGCGCCGGCATCACCATGCAAGTCGCGTGTTTCGCAAGGGTGAAGACCGGGTAGTAAGCGATCCCGTTCGAGCCATAGTTTAATAGGGATGACAACATGAGATACCAGATCGACGAAAAGCAGGTGGATGCAGTCCGCTTCAATTATGGCAACGATCCCGAAGCCTATCCGGCTTGGCTCCTCGCTGCCATTCGTGCGAAGCAAATTCGGCTTTCCGAGTTTCGCCAATATGTGATCGACCCCGCCGGGACGCCGATCCTCGACGATCATTATATCGTCAGAGATGATGATGGAACTTTGTCGGCTATCGACATCGCGGAGTTCAAAGCGAATTACGTCGCAGTGGCCGAATAGCAGCGAGGCGCCTATCCCTTACCTGTGCTTTGCGGCGCATTGTCTGGCCGCCGATTATCACGCCATCTTTCCTTGGAGCGATGGCAATGAACCGCACGACCTTTTTCGCATTCGTCCGCAAGGCGCCCTTTGGAGGTAGCCTCTGGCAATCTCAGGTCGATGGACTGACCAAGATCCTTGACGAATGGGATCGGCGCGCGCTCAACGATGTTCGTTTCCTCGCCTATATGCTGGCGACGGTCTTTCATGAGACTGGTGGCAAAATGCAGCCGGTTCGTGAAGATGGCGGCGAAAAGTACCTGAAGGGCAAGGCCTATTATCCGTGGGTCGGAGAAGGCCTTGTGCAGGTCACCTGGGAAAAGAATGCGCGCAAGTTCGGCGCTACGGCTCCCGGTCAGCTCATGACCTGGCCGATTGCCCTTCGCGCGCTCTTCGATGGAATGCTGCAGGGCATGTTCACCGGCAAGAGGCTGTCCGATTACTTCGGCGTGACGATCGACGATCCGGTCGGCGCGCGGAAGATCATCAACGGTACGGACAAGGCGCAACTCATCGCCGGCTACTACAAGAACTTCCTCGATGCCATCAACGCATCGCAGGACACGGCTCAGATCGCCTCAGTCGACAGCGAGGACGCGAAGCCAGACGACAAGCCGGCCACACAGTCGGCCATGGCGCTTCTCTCCACAGCGGCGCCCGCAGCGGCCGGTATCGCCCTGCCTGCGCTTACAGGCATCAACAACCTCTACTCGCTGGTATTCATGCTCGTGCTGCTGCTGGCGGCCTGTGGTATCGGCTACATGTTCCTGTCCGGCCGCTTCTCGGTCAACAAAGGCAAGGCGCTGTGATCGCCGTCATCCTGTATTTCATCAAGAAGAACTGGCTCTCGCTGCTAGTTGTCGCTGCTGTCCTCGCCATTATCGGCGGGGTCTACATCAAGGGCCACTCCGATGGCACGGCGGCCGGCGCAGCGGCGCAGACGAAAGCCATCTTCAATCAGCTTAAGGAAAGGAACATCACCGATGAAAAGGTTCAGAGCATGTCTGACCCTGAGCTGTGTCGCGCTATTGGCGGGGTGTGGGGTGACGACCGGTGCCAGTGACGGCGCCGGCTATGCCGCTTTGCACCCGAACGCCGCGACCCGCGCATTCATCTTCTCCAATGATCGCCCGTTCGTGAACGAGGTTGCCGCGCACAATGTTCAGTGCGGCAAAGATCCAATGTGCAGGAAGTAACCTCTTGGCGACGAATGCGGACCTTATGCACGAGATCATGCGCTCACTCGGTCGCCTCGAAGAGGGTGTAGAGCGGATCAGGGATGACTTTCAGGAAGAGAAAGAGAGCGCCCACGAAAGCCGTGCGGTCATTCATAAGCGGCTTGATGAGCATGCGAGACAGATGGCGAAGACGGACGAGACGATCGCCATTGCCGGCCATGTCGATGCTCAGCTTCGAGATCAGATAAAGAACTTGAACGAGACCGTCGAAAAAAATCACAAGGAAGTCGCCCCGTCTCTCTCCGAGTGGAGACGCATCAAGATCCTCGGTACCGGCTTCGGTGGCATCCTGTTGCTTCTCGGGATATCTGTCGGAGCCATCGTCACCTGGGCGAGCGACACAGCCTCGTCGATGGTGCGCCAATGGCTGAAGCTTCCGTGACGTTCCGCGTTCCCACGCTTATCTGCGGGAACGCGGCTATCGTGGAACACTAGGAAACAATTCCAATAGCTAGGCAGAGATTCCTAATCTGGGGGTCACGCGTTCGAATCGCGTCGAGATCACCACCAATCACCCAATAAAAACAATCTGTTAGTCTATCGGTCTGCTGCATTCGTGTTCCTACACGTTCCGACGGCGTTCCTACTCGCCTGTTCCTGTCGCGTTCTTGTCGCCTCGATGCGCGACTCTCAGCTTCGCCACCGTCGTGGTTTTCTCGCGCGTCGTGCGATTATATTTCGCAGTCGTCGCGATGTTTTTATGGTTGGCGTGGTGGCGAAGATGCTCAAGATTGGCGCCAGCATCGGAGCCTTCCGTCACGCCGCCGGCTCGGCTATCGCGGTTCCATACATGGGCCGGCACACCAGCTTCCGTTGCGATCGAGCGCCACACTGATGAGAAATACCGGTAGCGATACGGCATGCCGGTCGCCTCGGATTTGATCATCGGCCCGAACCGCTTCTCCATCGGTATGTGTTCGATCATCTCGCGAAGGAACGGATACTGCATGGTGTCGTGCTCGGCGGTGACGCCTTCGATCTTGCTGGTTTCCTTCAGCAGGACGCCAGAGCTATCGAGGTGCGACCACAGGAGACCATCACGCCAGCGCTGGCCGCGATCGACGATGCCACCGTCAAGCGGATTGTCCGTCCTCTCCCAACGCCCGATCACGTCGATTTGCCGCAGCGTCAATTCGAACTGCAATGCCTGGGCGAGTGCGATGGAATAGAGCCCCTTCTTGACCGCCAGATCGCAGATTGCCTTGGCCTGCTCGAAGGTGATGGCTTCGGATCGTCCGCGCGGCGAATGAAACTCCATCTCTTCCAAGACCATCTTGAGCCGGAAGCACTCTTTGATATTCGAGACGACGCCGAATCCGACGATGATGCGTAGAAGCTGCATCGCCTTGTAGGCGCGGCGAACGCGCTCCGGGTTAGGTGGCAGCGGGTTGCCTTGCTTCGCAGCCTCGGCGCGGCGCTCCGCCTGCTTTGGCGTATCTTCGGCCGGCTCTTTAAAGTTCGCATACCAGCGTTTGAAATCGAGGCCGGTCAATTTCTCAAGCCGACGGTCGCCCACCTTCTTCTCAAGCAGCGACAGGCTTTCGTCATACATCGCCCGCGTGTTGCTCTTTACGTCATGGTACGGGCTTTCTGGTGTCTGCTGATAGACCTTGATCAACGACCGCAACGAACCATCGAACTGAGGCTTACTGCCATGTCCTCGGCCCGACAGCCACTCTTTCAGCTCGGAAGTGAGGGCGCGGCAACGTGCGGCGATCTCATCGTCTGTGCCGTGCACGCGCACGGTCTTGAGGGGATATTCCCCGGCATGTCTGGAAACAGCAGTCGCGACCCAATAGTGAGCCGTGTTGCCATTCCCCCGTTGCCTCGATTTAAGGCCGGGTGCGCTTACCATTTTTCATCTCCATCAAGGGCGGGAGTGCCCTGCCCCGATGCTGCGGCGAGTCCATACCTGCGGTCAAGGAACGCTTCGCATGCAGGCCAGTAGCGGCGCTTGTCAAAAAGCGGGTCCGGCGCAGGAAAGCCGGACTTCATCAGGGCGGGCAGCGCGGTCTTGAACGCCTCTGTGGTGAGGCCAATGCGCTCGGCAAGCTGGGCCTCGGTCAGGAATAGAGCGGTGGCTTTCGTCAAATCATCCTCCCCGTGTATCCGAAGATGACGCCTACGCCGAATGCCGCAGCTAGGATAATGAGAAGGATTACCGCAGCATGAATGCCGTCGACGGTAAATCGGCCGCCACCTTCATTTTTGATGCTCATGGCTTCTCTCTTCCTCCCTCATCAGCCAAGGCGGCGCGGCCGGCGTTGTGCTGCTTCACGGCATCAGCCTTACTGCCTTCACCAGGGCCGAGATAGAAGCATTCGTCGCACTCGACGTGCCGCCAGCCGTTGTCATAGGTGTAGATGCTGAGGTTGGTGCTGCCGCACTTCGGGCACGGCTTCATCTTCGGATAGGCCATCACTTCGCCTCCTCTTGCTCGGGGACGTCATCCGGCTCGTTCTCATATGGAACGCGTGACGAGAATGGTTCAAGGGCCTTGTCAAGTGCGCTGCTTTCTGGCTCCTCTAATGAAAAAGTATCAAAAGCTTCGCGCGCAGCGCCGACGAGATTGATCACGTCCTGCGGAAGCGCGGCTATCTCGGGTGCTAGCGGTGGGTCTTGGACGGGCAACACGGCGGTGGCGATAGAGATCGCATCGTCCAGATCGGCGTCTTCGGCATCGACCATGTCGGCTATCTTGCACAATGCCTTTTGCATCTGATTATGGTGACTGTTGAATAGTTCGATGCTCTCCCAAGCCGCAAACGGGTCTTCGAGTTCATCAACTTGTTCGGCCACTTTCATCATCTCTGCGGCGAGGGCGACGACGTCTTCAATGGTGGCTACGCCTTTTCCCTCGCACGCACTGCATAGCAAAGAAGGTTGTCCCACCGGGCAATCTTCATCCTGCTCGAATGTCGTGCAGGGGCACGCTATCTCGGGTGCGGGGTCGCTTTGGGAGGTGGAGAGGGCGGAGCGGGCATCATCCCATTCTTGCTGCTGACCTTTTATGATCTCTCGGATATTCGAGGGGATGTAATCCTCCTGCGCCAAGCCATACAGGGTATTCGCCATGCCTGCGCCGATATGGATGATCGCCTTCACGGCCACCGGCTCTTGCACCGCTGCGGGTGGGGGTGGGGCGGCGTAAAGAGGCACCGTTCCCGGAAGCCCTTCGAACTCGACGCTGACTTGCTGGTAGCCGTGCTTGTCATTGGGAAGATTGAACCAGCCCACCGGCTCCTGCGCCACCGTCCCGGCTCCAAGGGCGGCGGAAACAGCCGAGAAGTAAAACGGCTCTGGAACCTTGCCTTCCGATATCCACGCCTCGTACATTTCCTTTTCGAAGGTGAATTCGTCACCCTGTATCCAGCCACTCGGTTCCCCATCTACGGGCTTGGCGAGATGAGGGAGAGCTGCGTAGACCGGGAACGGATCAGAGCCATCAACCGATTTGTCGCCGGGACGTGCTACCTCGTAGTAGTCCTCGACATCATCGGCGGCGCGTCGGCCCTGAAGCCAAACTAGGTGCGCAATCGGCTTTTCACTTATCGGCATTTTTCTTCTCCTGATCTATGCGGTCGCGATGGCGCCGGATCAAAAAGGTCACGATGGTGGCGAGAGGGTGGGAGATGTAGGAAGGGAACGTGATGCCGATCCCGGCCAATCGTCCGACGACACAACGGCTCCATTCTGTATCTGTCAAAAGCTGAGCGGCAGTCTCTTCAAGAGACTTCGGAAGGCGCTCCAAGCGAGGCTCATAGTCGCACATGCTGCCCTTCGCGCCTTGATAAGGACGCCAGATCTGTTCAAGCGCAAACTTCTCGAGATCGGTGACACGCATCTATTGTTGCTGCCCCTTCGTTTCGCGAAGGACAGACGGCGACAAGATAAAGCCATTCCCGGCTCGATAGGTCAGCGATCCGTTTTCGTGATTGAATGTGCCGTCGATGAACAAACCAGACCCTTCAGCCATGAAGCGCTCGATATGCTCTGGATTGGCGGCGAGGACGGAAACGATCTGGCCTGCAAGTTCCATGGCCGGCTCATTCGCCTGCCAGCCGACCGAACTGGCGACCTGCGCAATCTTGGCTATCAGCTCCTCAAGCTTTTGCATTGTAAGAGGCCTCCAGTTTTGAGGGGGTCGAAGCGTTGATGACGCGGCTCATCTCGACGTTGATGCCCTTGAATTCCCAATATCCGGAAAACTCAATCCGGCCCTCATCGCCGATCTGATCTGGTACATCAAAAAACTCGGCCCAAACGTGCTCACCGATGGTAAACCCAAGACGTTCGGCCTCAAGTAAGATAGCTTCTGTCTGATCATCGATATCGTCACCGACGGGCTCAAAGGCTCGCGGATAGCTCGGCAAGACGTGAGAGCCATGCTCATTGCGACCGTCGAGGAACAGAACGCAGAAGGGCTGCTCCATCACCTTCACGGCCTCGGCAAGCTTGACCTCAGCGGCGTTCTTCGACTTCACGGCATTGACGAGCAACCCGTGCATTTTGGCGTGACGGTCGTGAACGACGCCGCAGCATTTTTCACTATCCGCCTTGTAGATATTGCCAACCCGACCGGAGAACATTTCGGAACCACCGCCGCTCAAACCAGTAAGAGCTCGTGTGACCTCAAGCGCATATTCGGTCATCTGCTGCAACAGGGCTTCGGCGGCTTCGGCGCGGGCGCAAACGGCGTTGAATCGAGGAGTTCCGTTCTCGCGGATAAGCTGCTTCAGCTCGTCCCGCTCAGCTTCCGCCTTCCGCGCCCGCTCTTCCTCACCCGCTGCAATCGTGACCTGGCAATCACGGCTTGCCTTGATATTCGCTATTTGCTGCTCAAGCTCGGCTATGCGGGAGTCGGCGGAAAGTTGGAGTTCTGCATCCGCAAGAGCTGAGAGGGTGACCTGTCGTGAGGCTTCAAAGGCTGCGACAAACAATTCCGCTTGTCCAAACGACACTATCGCGAAATCGCGCATGTCCGCCTCACCATCCTCAATGCAAAGGAAAGCACGCTCGTAATCTGGGCCGCTTGTCCACCGAACGTAAAAAACTTTGTCCAGCTTCTGGATTCGGTCTTCGTGCGATGGGGCCTTCGTGATCTGGTCGGATAATTCATGGGCGGTCTGTGTCATCTGAAACTCTCCTGCTCGGCCTTCGCGCTTTCGATGGCCTCGTAAAGGTTCTTGGCAGTCCACGGCTTCCGCTGTTCGGCGCAGGCCGTGATGGCGATGGTGATGAGGACTAGGAGCGCTCGTCTGGTCATCTGCGGAGCTTTCGGAGCATGGCGCTGACCACCGAGGGCATGAGCGCAACGATCCCGATCAGCACCGGGAACGAGAAGGCCGCAATGATGACGATGTTCCAATCCTCAGTCGCCATCGATCAGCCCCAGAACGTAAGTTGCGGTAGACTCTGCGTCTGCGAGATCGTTCAGCCGGTCGCGGTGTGCGTAGAAAATCTTCTGCGCAACGGCGGCTGTGGCTTCGTCGGTGAACCGGGATTTGAAGCCGGTGTGATCAGTCGCCATCTTGTCCTTGGTGTCGGCGGCTGCGAGCTTCTGGTCGTATTCGATCAGCAGCGCCTTATCGTGTGAGGGAGCCGGCGCTTGGGAGGAATTGCCGGCTCCCTGCTCTTCCTGCCGAGTGGTGGCGGCTGGTCGAGATTGTGTCGTGGTGGATTCGCCGCGTGCCCATGCGCGCAGCAGCCGGCCGCTCTCGGCCGTGACGCGCTTGCCTGTAGGGAACATGTGCAGGTGCTGGCTCTGGATCTTGCCGTAAACGGCCTGTCCGTCCTCGATCAGCGGTACGCCGGGATTGTCGGGAGTGACGGTGAAGCTCATCGTCATTTCAAACATGAAGCGTTTCTCGCAGATCGGCACCCAACCGGCGCTCTGGATCGCGGTCTTTTCCTTGCCTGACCGGTCGTCGATCACTTTGACGAACTTGATCTTCTCCTCGGCGCGCAGGCAGAAGATGATGTAAGCGCGCACCTGGCGCAGCGGCGACATGAGCCGGGTTTTATGGCGTGTCTTCGGCACTTTCCACGCCGGGGCGTTGAACTTGTCGATCTCCCAGCCTTCGAGCTTGTCATAAGGCTTGCGGGCAAGTCTCGAGACTTCCTCGTCGTGCATCTCCTGTAGGCCGCCAACGCCTTCGTATTCATCGGACGTGCTGTCGATGATGATCACTTTGGCGCCGGCACGTTCCGCCTTCTGGATCGCCTCGATGTAGGCTTCCGGCGTGAAGGGCGGCCGCATGTCCAGGTGCTTGAACTTGAACTGATCGGCGTAGTGCAGCATCCGCTTTGCCTCGGTGTCGATTGCATAGATCGGCTCGCCCTGGGCAAGTCCGGTCGCCATCGTCAGCGCGGTAAAGGTCTTGCCGCTGCCAGATGCGCCGGCAATGGCTATCAAGAGGCTGGTGTCGTCGCGTACGGCGTCGGTGAAATCAGACATTGGATAGTCCTTGAAAGAATTCGAGAGCAGAGGAACGGCAAGATGGGCACAGGTCTTTCCATTCGGCCCGGCACTCGGGAGCCCATTCCCCCTCGAAATATGCGGTCACCACCGCCTTGCTGTTCGGACGCTCTGATCCAAGATCAGACTTGCATCGGTCGCAGGAGTAGGACTTGGCGATGTGTTCGGCCATCAATTCGGCTCCATAATTTGCGGTGCGCGATAAGGCTGGGTTTCATAGAAAGGCATCGGATCGTGCCCGAGTCCCTGCAGGTACGGGTGTTCGATCTCGCGGGAGGTCCAGCGGGTATCGACGTAAGCTGGGCATTCGGCGTCGACGATCTCGCCGGGATAGCCAGGCCATTCGTTCGCGGTCAGGCACTTGCGCCACAGCATGAAGGCGGCGCTTGCCATCTTCTCGCCGATCAGGCGGCCGGCATTGTCGACGCGGGCGACGGTGATTTCGAACGGCGGCTTCTGCTCTTGGGTGATGAACAGGAAGTCCAGCCGCATTTCGTGCCGGTCGATCTCGGGGAAGAGATGACGGATGCCGCGACGGTAAAAGCCGTCTTGGAAATGGTACTCGTTATTGTAGATCGCGCGTGCGACGGCGTTCGGCTCGACGCTAAGCTCGGTCGTCTTGTAGTCGATGATGGTGATCTGGTTGCCGGTGATGCTGATCCGGTCCATGCGAGCGCGTGCCCAATTGTCGCCGCAACGGTCGCGCCATACCGCCGTCACCTCATTGCCTGAGAACGTCTCGGCAGAGTCGCCAGTGAGCGCACGGATCGCCGGATGATGGTTGGTCGACAGAACTGCGCGGGCCTTCTCGACCATCGTCGTTGCGGTCTTGTGATCCTTCACCAGCAACGGAATGGCACCGCGCTCCTGTGCTGCCGCGCGCTCTTCCTTTGCTGCCTTCGTCTGGAATGTCTTGTAATCGAGCGCGGCGATTTCCGTCGGCTGGCCCAACAGCATCGCGTGAGCTGCCGAACCGATGTCGCGTGTCCGGCTGTTCTTGTCCTCTTCCTCCTCGTCATCAGGCTTCGTCAGCCGCGGATGAGCGACGAACGCATGACGCGGGGATTCGAGGATGAGCTTTTGACCGATCGACCGGCTCAGGCTCGGCAATAGGCACGGGTCTGCGTGGTAAGCCTGCTCGGACATACGATAGAGTCCGGGCACGGTCGGAGTTTCGGAGTGGATGAGGTCGACCATCTCAATCCCCGCTGTCCACGGTCATATCGAGACCGCAATGCCTGCAGGAACCGGGGTGCCAGCCGCGCGAGTGGTTGGCGCCGGGCGCATCGACCTTCTCGTGCTTGCAGATCGCAAAGCGCATCGCCTTTGGGCCGTTACCGCCGTAGGCCACGGCATAACCGCCACCATCGAGCCGGCCACCCATGCCAGCAGGCGTGAGGAAGAAGAAAGTCCAAGCCTTGCGGCCTTCGACGTTCGAGTATCCCCATTTCGGCAAGAGCGAATGACCGCCAGCCGCCAAAACATTGAGGAATTTCTGAGCGTCCAACTCCTCAGCATTCGGTAGCGGCACATTGCCCTTGAGGATCTCGGCGAAATCCTTCTCCACGGTGAATTCCGTCTTCTTGATCATGCCCTTGCACTCCATTGCAAAATCCTCATCTCTCGATCACTTTCGAAATCCGCCGCAGTGAAGGGCGGATGCCGAACCTGATCAGGCGTTTGCCGACTTGTTGGCGATCGCATCGAGGATGGCGTCTCTGATCTCTTGGAACGCCGCAGACCTCGCCGCAGACTCCGCCGCAGACTCCGCCGCAGACCACGCCGCAGACTCCGCCGCAGACTCCGCCGCAGACCACGCCGCAGACTCCGCCGCAGACCACGCCGCAGACCTCGCCGCAGACCTCGCCGCAGACTCCGCCGCAGACTCCGCCGCAGACCACGCCGCAGACCTCGCCGCAGACCACAACTCGTCACCGATCGCTTCGCCTGCGGCTGCGCGCTCATGAAGATCTATGACGCTCTGCACGACCTCCTGGGCGGTCCCGGCCGTGTTGTAAGAGATGCGGAGAATGCCGACATGGACGCGGTGGAGCGTTTCTTGCCAGTCAATGGCGCCGTTGCGCGCGGCGATGGCCTCGGCAAGCTGGACATGCCATTTCGCGCTTTCGCCGTTTGGCAAGCCTTCAAAAACGGTGTCCTGTAGAAGGGCGAGCCATTCCGGATATTCGTAATAGTCAGCAACATGCTTATGCTTGTCGATCAGATGGTCGATATCAACGGGGCTCATGCCGGGATTGATGTGCGACAGGTGGCAACCGACTGAGCAGCCGCGAAAGTCGCCAGCGTCATTCGTGCGGCCGTAAGTGCCCTTTAGCAGCATATCCATTTCAAAATGGACCTTCGCCTGCTCTAGCAGTTCAACGTGTTTGGCATTGGTCATGCGGGTTCTCCTCGCCTTGCGGTGAAGGCGTTCTGGTGTTGATTGGGGAAAGGCTCAGGCGTGCGCGAAATAGGCCGCGTCATCCCGCCGGCGGTCGCGCTCATAGTCGGGGTCTGGTTCGTGGGATTGCTCGAAAGCTTCGGCCCATGCCTCGGCTGCGGCTCGGCCAATCTTCGAGCGGTCGTTCTGGATCTCATCAGCGATCCGCTTGAAAAGCTGGCCCTCGAAGGAGTCGAGCCGGCCGCCGGTCAAACGGGCGCCGCTGTCGAGCTTGATGGCTGAGACGTAGAACTCACCCTCATAACCTTGGCCGGCGTCGGTCAACTCGGCATGGCCGTAAGCCAGCAGGCTCGCGTCATAGACATCGCAGACCATGACCGGCAGCTCATCAAAGGGAAAATCGATCGTGAGGGCCATCGTCACACCCTCGCCGCAACTTCATATGCGTTCTCGGCGCGCGCCAGGCCGACATAGCCGGCGAAGGCGATGGTCGAGATCAGCAGCAGGCCGATGGAGGATATTGCGATGATGTCTGCCGCACGCTTGCGGAGCAGTTCAAGCAGCTTCGGATCGGGCCGCTTCTTCTCGATGATGTGAGTCATTGCGCTCTCCTTTGATGGGAGAACGTTACTCGAAATCGAGTGTATCTGTCAACTCATTATCGAGTTATTTGATTTTCGGCCTCACTCGACTGCTTATGATGGCCACCAGGAAACCAATTCCCGACAATATCAGCGACCACACAAGCCAGCTTCGCGTGACGATAAATGCGATACGATGAAAGCCTGTCTCATCTGGGGAAATCTGCGCCCACCAACTCCACGACAAGGCAGCATTCAACGCTGCGCCTAGCGCGCCGAGGATTACAGCGAACAGGATCTTTCTCTTGAAGCCGAGGAGAAGGAAGGCGACGGCAAACGGCCAGATCAGCGGATCGAACGCCTTTCCACTCAACTGCCCGAGAAAGCCGCCAAGGTCTCCCATCATTAGCCTTCACCCGACATCACGACCTTATGCACCGACACGACATCGGCACTGTCAAATTCAAGGACTTCCGGTGGGTTGAACTGTTCGAGCCTGAGTGTTCCTTGCTTTGAAACAAATCGCTTCACGTAGGCGAGAGGCGCGGAATGCTCATCCTGGGCAATCTGTGCGACAACGAAATCGCCGCGTCTGATTGGCAAACGGGGATTGATGAACAGGACTTCGCCAGCGAAATAGCGCGGCTCCATGCTTTCGCCGCTGACATAGACGGCATAGGCGTCTCGTATGCCCAACAATCCGGGCGGCGCTAAGATGTCATCGATCTTGTTTCCATTAAGCATGAACTCGCCGTATGCGCCGCCTATCGCCTGGCCGTAGGCTGGAAGCTTGGAATTCGCATCGAGGTTTGCAGGGCCTGAGACCGCAGCGTTGTTTGCAAATTTCGCAGGCAGAGCGATGTCGAGGACTGACGCCACCTCGATATGCGACCGCGACCGCCTCACGGCATCCCTCTCGATGCGATCGATAGATTGCTGCGTTGTGTTGGCAGCGTCAGCAAGCGCCTGCTGACTCCAGCCGCGCCGCTCGCGTTCTTCACGCACCTGTTGTCCAAATGTCTTGTCCATAAAGTGTTTTTACCCAATTGCGGGTACATCATCCAACTCGATTGCAAGTTACTCGATTTTGAGTTAGAACGGGTTTTAACCCTTAAACCCTATCGCAGCGAGTTTTCATGCAAAGCGCTGAACAGCACCCAGGAATGGTTTTGGCCGTCGAGTTCTTTGGCTCGCAGGCTAAACTTGTTGAAAATATCGGCTGCTTTTCTCAGCAGACGATTTCGAGAGCTCTAAACCGCGAAAATGAACCGGCTGCGGAACTAGCCGTGGCTATTCACAACTCCACAGGCGGCGTCGTGCCGAAGTGGGTGATCAGGCCCGATCTCTTCGACGCTCCTGCTAACGCAGCGGCTTCGGTCGAGGTGGCCTGATGTCCGCACAATCGTCTTTCTTTGCCGCGTCTGGATTCAGCAGGAACCGTAAGCGGATTCGGCCTGTCGACGCGGTTTGCGATATGGCTCGCCGTCTCTGGCCTTCAAAAACCGCCATCAATCTATCCAGCCGTGCCGAGATCTCGAAGCGCGCCGCTGAACTGTGGCTCGAAGGCCGCACCGAACCGGGCGCCGACGCTCTTGTGAACCTGCTGCGCTCTGACGCCGGTTTTGAGCTGCTGCAATCGATCATGGAAGGCTCAGGCACGCGCTGGTGGAAGGAATTCGAACGCGGCGTTCAGATCGCGGAGCTTGAAGCGAAGCTCGATTGGCATCGCGACCAGCTCGAAAAGATCAAAGGGAGGATGAAGTAATGCGAGATTTCGTTGCTGACCGCCTGCTGCAGTTGTCGAGCTGGTTCTACCGTCTCTCGGTCGTCTGCAAGGATGCCGGTATCCGTGTGCTGATCCGCCGCCGCAAGAAGGCTGGCCCTCTGCGCGGCAATGATGGCGCACCGATCACCCACCGCCATACCGACATCATGGGTGATCGCTGATGGTTATCGTCTCTGCGATCCTCGCCGCCATGATCGTGACCGCCGTTGTGGTGCTGTCCGTCATTAGCGTTGCGCGCGAGATGCGCCCGCGCCGCCGGATCTTCTAACCAATTCCTGCCGGCTGTGACGCTCTTCTCGCGTCTGCAGGTCATCACCCTTCGAAGAGCATTGGAGCGATGGACAATGACTGACAAGAGTACCGAAGATTTGGCGGCCGAAACCCTGAGTGGCGATCTCCGCGATGTCATGCTGACCCACATTCGCAGCATGCAGACGCCTTGGTCGAAGATGAGCGAGCAGGCGCAGGCCGACAAGATCTATGCGATCACGAATGCGACGGAAACCATTGTTCGCCGGGCGGTCGCGATCATTGCGGCACAAGGCAGCGAGCCGGTGTTCGGTCGCATCGCGAAATTCACCGTCAAGGATGAAATAAAGGCCGAGTTGGTTGCGGCCTCGTCGGTCGGCAATATCGAGAAAGTCGCCGAGAACATCGGACAGCCGGCAATCATCATCTTTGCCAATCCCGATCAGTTCATCGGGCAGAAGGCAGATGCCAATCCCGACAAGGATCAGCCGGATTTGCCGATCGACGACGAGGAAGAAGAGCCGGCGGAAGAAGATGGTGAAGACGCCAACGAAGACACCTCGGCGGATCAGGTCGTCGACAATCTTCCCGACACCGATACCGCCGACGCGCCAGGAGCTGAATAACCATGACGGTTGCGGCGCGGATCAAATTCATCATTCCCGGCGATGTCGTTCCCTGGGCGCGTGCCGGCGGCGGCAAGACCGTCGTCAAGTTCACGCCCAAGCGGCAGCGGGACTATATGGGCATGATCCGCGCCGAAGCTCATCGGCAAATGGCGGTGTTCCCCGGCCCTCTGGTCGGGCCGCTACAGCTCAAGATAGCTGCCGTCTACCTCTGGCCGAAGTCGACCACGAAAGCGCGTCTCAACGCCATCGATGGCGGGTGGAAGATCACCAAGCCAGACGCCGACAACATCACCAAGATCGTCAAGGATGCACTGAACCAGATCGCCTACGCCGATGACGCGCAGGTGTCGTTCTCATCCTGCTGGAAAATTCTCGGGGCAAAAGCCGGGCTTGTCGTCGAGGTGATCAGCCTCGAAGGCGTGCCGGCGCCCGTCATTGCTTTGTGAGGGCTCAAATGAATTTCGCATGGTCTGATGAATCCATATCGTTGCTCAAGCGCCTGGTTGCCGAAGGTCATAGCGCCTCGGAGATCGCGGCGAAGCTCGACGGTGTCAGCCGTAACGCCGTGATCGGCAAGGCTACACGGCTCGGCCTGAAGCTGGGCCACAGCAAGGTAATCCTGAAGCGAGAGCCTATCGTCCGCGCACCTCGCAGCCGCAAGGCAAAGCCCGACCCGGTCAAGATCTCCGAACTGCAAGAGTTCATGGACCGCGCACCGCCGCCGGTCGTCGAGACTATTCCCAAGCCTGTCTCGCTCGGTCTGAAGCTTTTGGAGCTTTCCGATTTCGTTCGTGAATGCCGCTGGCCGGAAGGTGAGCGGGCCGACATCACGTTTTGCGGTCACGATGTCGTCGAGGGCAAGTCGTGGTGCCCGTATCATGCTCGGCTCGCCATGGGCAGAGGCACAGAGAGCGAGCGCAAGGCTGCGAGCGCATTGGAGAGGGCGGCCTGATGGGAAAACGGTCATCCTTCGAGCGCATAGAGCGCGATGCTTACCAGACCATAGACCCCCGCGCGGTTGAGATGCTCCTGCCGCGTCTACGCGGCATCAAGACGTTTGCCGAGCCTTGTGCCGGCGACGGCTATCTTGTCGGTGCTTTGCAGGCTGCCGGCCTCGTCTGCGCCTACGAGGGCGATATCACGACTGGCTATGATGCGCTTGTGCATCCCTTCGATGAGGATGCCACTTTCGATGCGATCATCAGCAACGTGCCGTGGAAGCGCGACATTCTCCACGCGATGATCGCACGCTTTCAGGTCATGGCGCCGACGTGGCTGCTGTTTGACGCGGCGTGGGCACACACGCGGCAGTCGGCCCCGTTCATCGATCAATGCAGCCATATCGTTGCCGTTGGCCGTCTTCGCTGGATCCCCGGCACGACGATGAGCGGCAAGGATGATTGCGCCTGGTACCGCTTCCACGCCCAGCACGTCGGCGGCCCGCGGTTCATTGGTCGGGAGGTTCATGTATGAATACCTGGGCAGCTCCCGGCGTGCAGTGCGTCTGCATCAATGACGATTGGGGATATTGGAGCATCGGACCCTGCAGCATTCCGACGCGCGTTCCCATGCTCAACGAGGTTCTGACGATCAAGTCTGTCAGCGCCGCCGGAGATGGCGTGTACCTCAAATTTGAAGAGATCGACGAGTTTCAGGTCGACCACAAGGACGGCTGCACGCTAGGCGGAAATATCGGCTGGGGTGATGCTCATTTCCGCCCGCTCGAAAAGCGCAAGACGGATATCTCGATCTTCAGGAAGCTGCTCAACCCCTCTCGCACGCCCGAGGTGGTCGCATGACGACGAAGCGCGAAGTCATCGAAACTCACCAACAGCATCCGACATGGTCGTCGACAATGATAGCGCAGCATCTCGGCTGTATGCCTGAGTATGTGCGTGCGACCTTCATGCGAAATGGTCTCAAGCTCGCCAGGTCCAAGTCAATGCGCCTGGATGAACGTGAACGCTGCGCAGCGATCGCCGAGGGCATGGGATCGCCTGAGATTGCCGCCATGATCAGGAGCGGCGCCAATGCTTGATCAATCTGTGCTCCTCCGCGTCTCACACCATTCCGTCATCCGCTATCTCGAACGCGTGCTCGGTCTGCCGGTGGATGAATGGTTGGTCGGCTGCGATCACCTGAACGATTACGGCAAGGCTCAGATTGCCTGCGAGCGTGCTGGCCTGCCGGTGGATGCCGTTCGCCTCTCCATGCTCATAGAGCCGGTCCTGAAGGCCATGCAGACGCGCTCAAGCCAGAAGGCCAAGATCATCACGCGCGATGCCATCTACGTCGTTACCGGCGGCAATCTGGTCACGGTCCTTGCGCCCGGCATGCAGGCGTTTCGGAAGCGGAAATACAAGGCTTACAAGAGCCGCAAGCTGGAAGAGGTGTGATTGATGGGCGTTATCGCAACAGCCGTCAAGCATCTGATCGCCGCCGGCCTATCCGGTGACGCGCTCGTGCGCGCGATTGAGGATATGGAAGATAATCAAGTGACAGGCGGTGACGAGCCGGTGCTGACGAAGCGTCAAGAGCGCAATAAGCGGCACTATCAGCGTCTTAAAGCGTCTGAAAAGCGTCTGAATAAGACGATTAAGACGGTTTCAGACGGTGGTGCCCCTTCCTCTTCCCCTATCCCCCTTTCTTCCCCCCCCACACCCCCCCCTATAATCCCCCACACCCCATCTCCAACCCCGGAAACAAAACGCGCAACGCGACTTTCGACGGATTGGGTTCTGCCGGCGGCATGGGGTCGGTGGGCACTCGACGAGGGTTGTGCCGAGTCCGTGATCCGGCTCGAAGCAGACAAGTTCAGGGACTTTTGGTGCTCGAAATCCGGAAAGGACGCCACGAAGGTCGATTGGTTCGCGACTTGGCGCAACTGGATCCGCAACAGCTCGAAGGCGCCAGCCAGTCGGGGACCGCCGGCGCGCGCTCCCTCGATTACCGACGTGTTGAAGCAACAAGTTTTGGAGATGCAGGCAGATGGACGCGAGAACCCGGAAAGCGACGGAAATGGAAAAACGAATGGCGCTGGGCAGGCTCTTCTCGGCCTTGCCTATTCGTCAAGGTGATGTCGTCGATCAGATCGAGGTCTACGTCTTCGCCCTCGAAGAGGTCAGCCATTACGCGATGGATTTCGTGATAGCTCAGGCGATCAGAGGCCAGCACCCGAAATTCTCGCGCAAGTTCGCGCCTTCCACGGCCGAGCTTGGCGAGGCGATTATCGAGGTCATGGACAGCGTAAAGCGCCAGAACGAACTAGCCCAAGAGCGCATGCAGATCGCCGACAACCGCCCGGTGGCGCGGCCGCCAGTCCTGATCGAGGAGCGAATCCAGATCGCGCGGCAGAAGATGGCCGACGAAGAGCGCAAGCTGCTGCTTGAGGCTGACAGCTACGCGGCAGGGATGCCCCACAGCCGCAAGATGCCGGTGGGCAGCGTCTACAGCGGGATTCTCTGCGCCTGGTACGGGCCGCCGGGATCTCTGCGGGTGCCGGTGACGCAGGAAATGCTCAAAGCCGACATGTTCGAGCCTGAAGCGCCGGTCAGCGAGCCTGATATCCCGCCTTCGCCACCTGTCGAGGCCTATGCCGACGTTGAATTTTGAAGCACGATGAAGCGGGAATGATGCGCGATGAGACACATAGTCAACCTCAAGAAAGCTGAAATCTACATCTCGGCCAAAGAGGTGCTGGCTCGATACGGCATATCCCGCGCCACGCTGGATCGCTGGATCAAGGGCCGGGGTTTCCCCGCTCCTCGGCACATCGTCGGAAAGCGTCATTTCGCGCTGTCTGAGGTTGATCAGTGGGATTTCGAACAGAGCGGCCATAGGGTCGAGGTTGGGACCGAAAAGGCGCTGGGCTACGATGTCGTGTCCAGTATGATCCAGAACTATGACGAGCTGGTCGACGCGCTGGTCGCCAGGCGCGATGCGCTAAAGCTGTCCTGCATCGAGTTGGACGCCCGATCAGGCATGCAGGAGGGCTATACGAACAAGCTTGAGAACTGGCGGCAGTCCTACGGGCGCGGCATGGGGCCGGAAGTGTTTCCGCTCTGGCTTGGTGCGCTCAAGGTCGGGATTATTCTCGTCGATCTGCCGCGCCGGCAGCGCAAAGGAAAGCAGAAATCCGAGGCTTAATCCTGCGTCGGCACATGCTCAAGCAGCGACGTGTCCAGGGTGAGTTGGCGAGCATTCATGTTCGCGTCGAACCATAGCAGCTCGGCAAATTCCAGATCATCGTTATGCAGGTGCAGCTTTGTGACCAGCATCGAGGGTGATCGGCTGATCTTGGCGCGGACGATGGAGCCGACGTAGATGCGGGTGCTCATGGGGACTTTGGTTCCGTTGCTCGGCTCAGATTGTCGGTGATCGCTTCTTTCAGCTCATCAATGAACGGACCGGTCATATCCCTCGGCATCGGCCCATAGCGCTTGTAGCCGGGCGTACCTGCTTGGCGCTCTATGACGAATGTTTCTTCTCCAATGCGCTCAACTTCGAATGTGAAATTGAAGACGGTGACATACTCGCTCATTTGCCCTTCGCCTCCATCTTCATCGTGATCTCGACCGGGCGCGAGAGCATCAACGACGTTTCGAACCAATTGAAGTTCACACCGATCGATAACGCCGCGCACGCCATCATGTACCGCTTGCGGGCCATGGGATCGACAGCCTTGTTCGCGCGCTCGAAGTCTTTGATTGCCGCAGCACTGAAGCCTATCAGGGGTGCCAACTGCTCGCGTGACAGCGATACGACCTCAGTCCGCCACCATTTGCATTTCTCGTGCTCCGGGGCGTCGTCGTCTGGTCGTTCCATAAGTGTTTCCTGCGGGCTGGCAATCGCGGCACCATGCAGATTTTCGGGTTGGCTGTCCATGGTCACCGCGTTTTCCATACTTCCTCCGGGTCGATGCCATCCACAGCCATGCGCTCAAGCGCCGCCGCGTTACGTGCGTCGAACCGATCCCAATGCTCCTTCTGCTTTTCCGGCCCCCATTGGTCCCAGGTGGTCGAACGCTCAAACCTCTTCTCAAACCTCTTGTCCTGCCGCCAATGAAGGCAGTAGCTCGGCCACCATTTTGTGAGTTTGCCTTTGCAGCCGTGCTTGCTGTCGATATGGGCGGCGATCATGGCCGCTATCTCGTCAGGGTCGGTCTGTGGGCCGCCAAAGCTTCGAAAGCCTGTCTCAGACCAATAAGCGGAACCCGCCGGTTGCACTGTGTATGTCTGCCAACCGAAGCTGAATAGGATCAGCGTCGGGATGCCGCGTACCTCAATCTCTATAGGATCAAGCTCATCAAGGCCGATCTTCATCACATATTCCGAACCATAGGCGCGCGTCGTGAAATCTCGCCTCGGCGGCGGCTCATATGGCTTCGCCGCGAGTAATGCGGCGGGAGGATCGAAACTGAATGAAAGCTGTCCTGCTGATGTGCGAGCCATTGCTCAAACCCTCGGTGCAGTGGTAAAAGCGGGCATCCTTTCTGTGAGGATCGCCCGCAAGGGTGCGGCGCGGGTGCTGGCAAAACTCCCGCGCCTTTTCTATTTCAGCCTTTGCGGATCTCGGACGCATAGAACATCGCGTCTTGATTGCCGTCTTGGCGCGGGCGCAGTTCTTTGCCGTTACCGGTATTCATGATGATGTTGTCTTCGATGAGCTTGGCGCACCGTTCGCGCTCGGCCAGGATAGCCTTGGCAATCACCTCAACATCATCGCCAGTCATATAGGGCGCGCCTGCATCATCCACGGCTAGGTAAATGCCTCTCGCGCAGTCATAGGCCGCCTGTTTGATATCGCTCGGTATCTCGGTCATCAGTGTGCCCTCACGCAATTGATTTCGCGCCACTGCGCCGGGAACTTCGCGCCCTCAAAGGCCGCTGCGCAATCGTCGCCAGATCCGGCCACGTACAGGTTGCCGGCATAGTCCGTCACCTGCAGCTCGTAGCGCGTCTGGCTCATCGGCCACGCCATCACGGTCGCGGCAACCGTCACGCCTGCCGCAAAGGCCGTCGCAGCGATCAAAGCAATCTTTCTCATGGTGCCGCTCCTCACGCTGCCAACACGTCGACATCGACGCCGTTCATCAAGGCCAGATACGAGCGCGCCATCTGATAGCCGTCAGCGTCATTGCAGAGCCAAGCCTGATTGATGAGGGCCTTCAACTCGTTGCTGGTGCGCGTGGCATAGAACCGGCGCTGCTCGCGGGCAAAGCGGGGGTCAACGGCGTGCGTCAGATCGAAGCGAGCATCAATCTCGGCTTGGGTGAGAACATGCGTCCATTGGGATTGAGCAGTCATAGGGATCATCCTGTTTCTGTGAGTGGATAGAGCCGGCTGGCAACCGGTAGCCACATACAAGCACAAGCCCTCAAATCAGTCAAGTAGACGGGGCGCTAAATATCCATACAGTGCCTGTTAATGGGTGAATAGCACCCCATGAAGTGATTCGCAAAACAGGGCTAAGGGGTGTTAAATACCCCACCTACTTTGCAACCGGTTTTCCGCCGTTCATATTCGCTATGAAATCATTGAGCTTTTTACCTGTGCTTTGACAGCTATTCCCGCGACCCGCTACAGCTTCGCGCGCACATCCTCCCTTCTTAGCTCTCAACACGACGAGAGCACCAATTCGAGACACGGAAAGCGCGATGGCCTTCCCCTCCAAGCAGTCAGTGCAGGCACTCAGCGCTCAGGCGCAAAAAGCCGCCGCTCTCATCAAGAAAGAAAAAAAAGCGCCCCGCGCGACCCCGAAACAACGCATTGCAATCCATGCAATGGTGTTCGAGGGCCTGAAGCGGTCCGAAGCAGCGAAAGTCGCTGGAATGTCGGACGAAGCGCTCCGCGTCGCTTTCACTAAGCCATACGTCCTTGCTTATCTTAATGCTCAACAAGAGATGTTGCGGACAAGCATGCGTCCTCGGGCGCTGAACCGCATAGGCGAGCTGATGGATAAGGCCGACAGCGACCGTGTCCGCCTCGATGCAGCCAAGTACATCGACGGCATGGACAGGGGAGCGCATCAGGTCGGCGCAACACAGGTCAACGTGCAGGTGAACAACACGCTCAGCGTGACGCCTGGCTATGTCATCCGCATTGATCGCAGCAAGGACGAACGACGCCAGCAGATAGAGCATCTGGACGTTGAAGACGCTATCCCATTGAGTGCATTGGAGGGCGTTCCTGATGACGATTGAGGAACGCCACCCCGTACCCCCTTTGTTCACCAGAAATGCCCATTGGAGGGGGTGGGGGCAAAATCGGGCGGCCAAGTTTCCGTTCCTCCCTCACTCACACGATTTCCCCTTCCAGAATTTGAGATCTGGAATTTTTTCACCTTCAGGAGATTGAGCGATGGAGCCATGGATCGGTTGGAAGTTCTGGCGATGCCGCATCGGGAGGATTGTCTTGAAGCCGGGGGCAACGCTCGTGTGCGAGCATGAATGCGGGAATTTCTTCTGATGACCATCATCGACCTCGCCGCCGAACGAGAGAAGCGTGACGGCCCTGATCCTCAGTTTGTGACGACGGATGAGTTCGGCCGGAAGATGTTCGCTTTCCATGCGGAGTATCGGATGGATGAGGCGGTCTTTGCGATCCAGTTCTTCGCGTACGACTTCGGCGATGCGGAGCGGCGGCTATCGGCGATGCGGAGCGGGTTGGAGCTTCGCGGCCAGGTCTATTGCGAGGTGTGACGATGCTTGATGTGATCGAGCCTGATCGGCCGCCGGATCTTCCAAAAATCGAACTGGATGAGGCCGGGCGCAAGATCTATGAGCCGGACGGCGCCGTGCTCATGGATTTCCTTGAGTGCCGGAAGCACGTTTCGATTATTCGTGGCTCAATCGGGTCGGGCACGTCGACGGCCTGCATCATGAAGATGTGGTCGATCTCGTGCGAGCAGCGACCGAACAGCGACGGCGTGCGCAAGACGCGCTGGGCCGTGGTGCGCAACACCTTCCCCGATCTGAAGAACACGACAGTCAAATCCTGGCTCGATTGGTTTCCCGAGAATATGTATGGCCGGTTCTATTGGGATCGGCCTTTCCGGCACATGATCCGGATCGGCGATGTGGAGATGGAAATCATCTTCCTGGCGCTCGACAGCGAAGACGACATTCGAAAGCTGCGATCGTTCGAGTTTACCGGGATCTGGTTCAACGAGCTTGAATTCATCGACAAGGCGATCTTGGATGAGGCCGAGAGCCGAACCGGCCGTTATCCGGCAGTGAAGGACGGCGGGGCGACGTGGGACGGTGTGCTGGCGGATATGAACGCGCCGCGTGAGGATCATTTCATTCCGCTGATGATGGGCGAGGTCCCCTTGCCGGAAGACTGGACGGAAGAGGAAAGGCTGTCTTTCCAAAGGCCGGACACCTGGGCGTATCATGTGCAGCCGCCGGCTATGTTGGAAATCAAGGACGCCGCCGGCATGCTGACCGGCTATCGTATGAACCCGCTGGCGGAAAACACGAAATGGCTGAAGCCAGGCTATTACGCGGAAAAGATCAAGGGCAAGACGAAGCAATGGATCGATAGCCGCGTCTTGAACAAGATCACGGTGTTCGTCGATGGCAAACCGGTGTGGGGGCAATTCAGTTCCGACTCCCATGTTTCGAAAACCGCGCTAGAGCCAATTCCTGGCTGGCCGGTCTATGTCGGGCTGGACTTCGGGCGCAATCCCGCATGTGTGGTCGGGCAGTTGGTCAACAATCGCTGGCGGATCTTCGCCGAGATCGCGGGCCGCGGCGTCGGCGCCTCGATCTTCGCACCCCTGGTCAAGCAGCTCCTCGATCGCCGTCTTGGTGAATGGCATGTGGCGCGCGGGCGCGAAGGGCGCGAAGGCTATTCGGTTGAGTTCTTTGGCGATCCGAAGGGTGATGACGGAACGCAGTCCGACGAAACCACAGCCTATGATATTTTCGCATCCTTTGGCATGCCGGTTCGCGCCGCGCCCGTGAAGAACAATCACATTCAGACGCGCATCGAGGCGGTCGAGTACGCCATGATCACGATGGTCAACGGCGGCCCGCGCTTCTTGGTCTGCGGCGTAAATTGCCGGACGCTGAAGGTAGCCTGCGAGGGCGGCTATCACTTCAAGCGCATCAAGGGCACGTCGCGGCACGACGATAAGCCGTTCAAGGATCGCTACTCCGACATCGCGGATGCTTGCCAATACATGGTGCTCGGCGCCGGTGAAGGCCGGGCGGCCATCGGCCGGGATCGAAATGCCGGTGGGAACGGCCAGCCGGTGACCATCAACTTCAGACCGAAATCGAGGCGGCGCGGTGGATTCTAATCAACGGGATGATGGGTTCGATATCGAGCGCTGCGAACCGTCGGTGTGGTTTGTCGTCTTCCATCGTGACAGCGATATCAAGTTGGCGCGCTGGCTGAGTTTCGGCCGGTACAAGCATGTGTCCGCATTCGGCTATGTCGAGGCAACGAACAACTGGACCTTCTTCAGCTTCCTCTCTGGCCGTATCCGCATTCTTTCCGTCAGCAATGAACAGGCCGATCGCCTCATCGGGTTCTACAGCTCTTCGGGATGCGTGGTCAGGATGCCGGCGCCTGATCTGCACGACAAGAGATTACGGCTGAAACCAGTTTTCACATGCGTCCAGTCGGTCGCTCATCTGCTTGGGCTGGGCGGCTGTGCTTTGCGGCCGGATGCCTTTCTTCGGCAATGTCTGTGCAACGGTGGATCGATCGTGGTGGATGACAAGCATGAAAGCCCAAGAGAGCGACGAGATGAAGCGCCAGGAGCGCCAGTCCGAACTTGAGAACATCAATACGATTCGTGACCAGATCGCCGACAAGACAAACCAGTCCGTCCGAATCTTCGGCGCCCGGCAGTCTCTTGCCGGCGCAACCTCGTAAGGGGTCGGCCATTGGCGTCTCTCAAGCAAGAACCGGAAGAAAAGGCGCCTGAGTATTCTCAGGATGCATGCATGCGTCTTGGCGATGCAAGGGCGCAGAAGTCAGTTGTCGAGCAGGACCTTCGCGAAGCCTATTTCTTCACGCGCCCCCGGCTATCCCGACAAGTCTCCTCGATGAGTAAGCCGACGACAACGCTTGATCGCGATGTCGACGAGCTTGCAACGGGCATCGGCGCCGAAGTCTCCGAAGATTTCGCGACGGAAGTCATTGCCGCATTCTTTCCGCTCGGTCAGCGTTGGGTCACGTCCTCTGGTGAAGCGGCACGCGTCGACGGCGCCGATGATGACGATATCGCCGATCTTCAGGATGATATCGAGAAATACGATCTCACCATCTTCGCCGCCATCAATGGTTCGAATTTTGGATCAGAGATCGCCGAAACCTTGGATCCTGATGCTTCGATCGGCACAATGGCGCTCTGGATCACAGCTCCCGGCGCCGGCCGGCCCCACAGGGTTGAACATGTTCCAATTCAGGAGTTAGAAATCAACGTCGGCCCCGACGGCTGCATCGATGACCGTTTCCGGGTTCGGCATGTGAAATACCGTTCGTTGCGGTCTGTCATCGGGAAAGATGTCAAGTTGCCGCAGACGGTCGAAAACAAGATCAAGCGCCAACCGAATGATTGCGCTGAAGTGGTTTGGTGCTTCTGGCGGAATTGGGATTTCCCGGAAGATGACCGGTATGTGCATGTTCTCCTCGTCGACAACAAACAGGTTCACTATGACCACTTCGTCGGTGAAGGATGCCTTCCCCTCGTCGTGTTCCGGTTCTCGCCTGACAAGCTGCATGCCTGGGGAAATGGGCCGGCGATCAAGTCGCTTCAGGAATTGCGCGTTCTCGACACCATCACGGCGACGACGCAGGACGCCTGCGAAGTCGCGCTGAACCCACCTATCTGGTATCCCGACGATGGCGTTGTCAATTTCGACAGCGGTCTTGAGCCGGGCCGGGCATATGCGAAACGGCCGGGCGGAAATGCCAACGACTTCGGGTCGCTCGCCTTCATGGGTAGCCCCGATATCGGTTTCTACACCGCGACCGACCTTGAGCGCCGCGTGAAGCGCAAGTTCTTCGCCGACTATCCAGAGCAGAAGGGCGACACGCCACCGACCGCGACACAGTGGACCGATGAGATGGTTCGGGCGCAGCGCCGTATCGGCACGCCTGGCGCCAAGTTCTGGCGTGAAGGTCCGTATGAGATCTATCGCCGCTTCGAATATCTGCTGAAGGCGGATAGCAAGATCCAAGAGGTCAGATTCAACAACAAACCCCTGACGCTGACGCCGAACAATCCGGCGACACAGGCGCAGGATAACCAGAAACTGCAGATTGCCACTCAGCTCCTCGGCCTGGTCAAGAACTTCTTCCCGCAGACATCGCAGGCTGCCATCGACGAGATGGCGACAATCGAGGCGATGCAGAAGCTGGTGAAAGATGAAGTGATCAAGCTGCGCTCCAAGGAGGATGCGCAAAAGCTCGTTCAGCAGGTGCTTGGCGCTGCTCAGCAGGTCTCAGGAGGCGGCAATGCGCAAACACCCACGGCTCAGTGATGAGGATGTCCGGCTCTCTGTCCGCTGGATTTTCCGTCAGCGTGAAGCGCTTCCGTTCCTCGCCGCGCTGCAAGGAATCCTTGAAGAGGTCGGCCCATCGGAGACCTGTGCTTTGCACGCTCATAACGAGCGCCGCAAATTCGCGTCAGATTTAATTTCGATGCGAACAGAGGAAGCGGATAGCGATGGATCCGACAAACCCGATGAACGAAAAACTACAGCCAGGCCAGCAAGCGCCAAACCACGTAAAAGCCGACGGCATGGTCCGGCCGGCTGGTAGTGTGGCTTGGGTCGCGTCTGGTCGCGGCCCGCGCATTGCCTTTGCACCGGCTGATGCGCCCGGCCTTTCAGGCGTACCGGCGCCAACGCCGGCCCCTGCACCTCCTGTTGATACACCGCCAGCCAATCCAGTCGGAGACCCGCCGCCCCCTGCTAATCCCGATGCTCCGCCGGCAAAGGCGGAACGTCCCGATTGGTTGCCGGAAACCCTTTGGGACGGCGAGAAGGGTTTCAAGCAGCAGGATTTTGACGATCTCGTTGCCTTCAGGGCGGAGCGGATTTCCGCTGAAGCTTCCCGGCCGGAAACCGCCGACGCCTATGAGGTGAAGCTTCCGGAAACATTCAAGCTTCCCGAACATGTCAAGCTTGAGGAAGGTCAGCAGATCGTTGACGCAGATGATCCGCGCGTCTCCGAACTCCGCAAGATCGCCCATGAAAAGGGCTGGTCGCAGCAGGACTTTCAGGATGTGCTCGCACTCGGCGTCAACATGGATATCGCCGCCGCCGATCGTGGCGCCGAATCGCTGAAGGCAGAAGCCGCGAAACTCGGAAGCCGCTCGAAGGAGCGTATCGAGGCCGTCACGTCCTGGGTCGATGCGAAAGTCGGCCCGGAACTCGGCAACGCCCTGAAGGGCATGTTGTTCACCGCAAAGCATATCGAGGCTTTCGAAAAGCTGATGTCGGTCAACAGGGGTGATGTTCCGGGCACGCCCGGCGCTGGTCGCGATGTCGGAAAGAAGGAAATCAGCGATGAAGAGTGGGACAAGATGTCTCCCTCCGCTCGCATCAACTATGCCCGCCAAGCTTCAAAGAAGTGACGGCCATAAGGAGAGACTTACATGCCTGAATTGATTACGCTCCCGGAATACGCGAAGGGTCTTGAGAAGTCGAGCATCGAACGCCCGCTGATCGAAACCTTCGCTGCGAAGTCCGACATTCTGCAGGTTCTGCCGTTCGAGGGCTTCTCGGGCGCGGCCTTCGAGGGCTATCGCGAAACCTCGATTGGCACTGCGGCGTTCCGCGGTATCAATGAAGGCCCCGGCAACTCTCAGGGCCGGATTGCTCCGTTTCAGGAAACCAGCTTTCCGATCGACATCAATCTGAAGGTCGACAAGGCCATTCTTGCCCGCCATGGCATGGACCGTCGCGGCAAGGAAGAATCCATGCAGATGAAGCGTCAGGCAACGCTCTTCACGGATACCTTCATTTCCGGCGACAACGCCGTGAACCAGAAGGAATTCAATGGTATCAAGAAGCGCTGCACCGCCGCCAACGGCCGCCTTCTGCACAATTCTGGCGCGTCCGGTGGCGCCGCGCTTTCGCTCTACAATCTGGACAAGGCCATCCAGAATACGGCGAACGCGAACTACATCATCGCCGGATTCGATCTGCTGCCACGGTTCATTCAGGCCGCGCGCAACACGTCGATTTCCGGTTTCGTCATCCAGACCTGGGATCAGGTCGGTACGCCGAAGATGACCTATGCTGGCAAGCAGATCCTGTTCGGTTATCCGAAGGATCGCCACGGCGTCATCCTGCCGTTTACCGAAGTCGCCAGCGGCGGCGGTGCAGCTGTGACCACGTCGCTGTTCGTCGCTCACTTCGGTGAAGGCGGCCTTCATGGCATCCAGCTCAAGAACATCGAGGTCACCGATATGGGCCTCTCCAAGGAAGACGGCGTGTTCTACAACACCAACGTCTCCTGGGATGTCGGTATCGTCGACGAAGGTGATTACTGCATCACCCGCCTCGACTCCATCACTGACGCCGCGTTCGTAATCTGATGCGTTGGCCCGCTCCGGCGGGCCTTTCGCCATTCCGTTTCTACAGAGGAGAATGACCGATGGGTCAGAGAGTTTATAATCTCGATATCCTGATGCAGCTCGCCGATGGTGCCGCTGCCGTCACCGCCGATGGCGTTTCGCAGGTCGCTGCTGCCGCTGTCAGCCTTCAGCTCGGCCCCGGCCGCTTCGAAGGCGTCTTGATCATCGATGTTTCCGCAATCGATGTCGCATCCGCCGACGAGGTTTATAACCTTGTCCTGCAGGGCGCGGCCACGTCGGCGTTTTCGACCAATGAGATCCTGGCGCAGATCACGCTTGGTGCGACAGCCGCTCGCCCTGGCGGCGCGGTTACGTCGGTTATTGGCCGGTACGAGATCCCGTTCATCACCGAACAGCACGACACCACATATGAGTGGGTGCGGCTCTACGCTGATGTGGGCGGAACGTCGCCGTCGATCACCTTCAAGGCTTTCATCGCCGAGCGCTACTAAGCGCTCGGCAGTAGCCATTTCCATCGGAGACCAGACCAATGCCCGAGAAGATGAAAATCTATAACAAGGATGGTTCGAGCGCCGAAGTCGATGCCGTCGACGGCGCCCGCTATCTCGCAGATCCGACGATTTCGCAGGAATGGGCAGCGAAGCCGTGGGCTAAGGCAGACGCCGACGCTGCGGCTAAAGCGAAAGCTGACGCGGATGCAAAGGCAAAGGCCGAAGCTGATGTTGCCGCTGCTGCCGCCGCCAAGCCCAAGGCAGACGCCGACGCTGCGGCTAAAGCGAAAGCTGACGCGGATGCAAAGGCAAAGGCCGAAGCTGATGTTGCCGCTGCTGCCGCCGCCAAGCCCAAGGCAGACGCCGACGC